GGCCGACGCCGAGCCGCAGATTGACAAGGCTGAGGAGCTTAACCGGAAGTGGAAGGTCAAGACGGGCGACCTGTGGCGTATCGGGGAGCATCGGTTGTACTGCGGTGAAAGTCAGCAAGGACTTGATGTGATGCTTGGGAATCTCAAGCCCGATGCTGTCATAACCGATCCACCCTACGGGAAAAACATTGTGAAGGGCATTAGCGCCGCCATCGGCGGCGCTAAACCTTTCGGACGGGTGAGGCAACGTGGTGGACGCAGGCCGAAGATCATGGGCAAAGTAGGCAGGCCCGGAGTTGTTGAACCGCGTCTCTATCACCCCGTCGCTAATGACGACAAACCATTTGATCCGACATGGCTTCTATCACTCGCGAAAGTATGTGTCTTATTCGGCGCGAATCATTATGCCTCTCGTCTTCCCAATTCGCCGTCATGGATTGTGTGGGACAAGGGCGTATCCGATCAATCTACCTTTTCGGCGTGCGAGTTGATTTGGTCTAACGTCGGCAATCACATCAAGCGTTACGAATGGCGCTGGTCTGGTATGGTGAGAGCGGGCGAAAGGGATATTGAAATGCAAGACAGGATTCATCCGACACAAAAGCCTGTTGGCTTGTTTGAGAATATCATACGAGATTATTCGGGCGATGGCGCGATTGTATTTGATCCTTATCTTGGCTCTGGAACGACCATGTTAGCATCAGCACGAACAAATAGAATTTGTATCGCCGGAGAACTTGACGCCGCCTATTGCGCCGTCACCTTACAACGCATGGCCGATGCCTTCCCTGGCATAGAGATCGAGCGAATCGAGCATGGCAAAACGAAACACAAAGCGCGCGGCAACGGCAAAGCCGCGCGTTGAAAAGCAACCTGATACAACACCAAACGGTAAGCAACTCGGCGGCGTGACTGGCAAGGGATTCATGCCCGGCAAGTCCGGCAATCCAGCAGGTCGCACGCCGCTCGCTGTCACTCTGGCGCAGCACTTCCGCGACATTGGTTCGGAGATAGTCGATAAGGCGACGGGCTGGACACGCATCGATGTTGCGATTCGCCGGCTTTTCATGGACGCCGCTGGCGGAAAGACTCAGGCGACTGAACTCATCCTTGATCGCGGATGGGGTAAAGTCATGCAGCCGATTGAATTGACCTGGCTGGACAAAGCACGCTCAGCCGGGATGAATATCGAAGAGGCACAAGCACTTTATGCAGACCTGGTCATTGCCGCAAGAGAACGACTTGCTCGAATCCATGTTGACGGCAGCGTGGGAGCAGGCGCTATCGGAGAAGATAGCGAATAGGACGACATTCGCTGATTGGTTGCCGCGCATCTCTCCTGAATTGCATTGGGATTGGCCGTATATTCAATACGTGCGTGAGCATCTCGATCGCATTACGTCGGGCGAGATTCACAAGCTGATGATTTTTATGCCGCCGCAACATGGCAAGAGTGCATTGGCGACGATTCGTTATCCGGTCTATCGACTCGAACGCAATCCGGCATTGCGCGTTATCGTCGGTGCCTACAATCAGTTCCTATCTGAAAAGTTCTCACGTCAGGCGCGCCGATTGGCGTCATATCGAATGCAACTCAGTCCAGAGCGCACGGCGGCTTACGACTGGGAAACACAGCAGAGTGGCGGGATGCGCGCGGCGGGTGTGGGAAGCGGCGTCACTGGCATCGGCGGCGATCTAATTATCATTGATGATCCGGTGAAGTCACGTGAGGAAGCTGAAAGTCAGGCATACCGCGACCGCGTGTGGGATTGGTACTCGAATGATTTGTACACGCGGCAAGGGCCTGACTGTGCATTCATTCTCATTATGACGCGCTGGCACAAGGACGATCTGGCCGGTCGCATCCTGGGCGGTGACGATGGCCCGAACTGGACGGTAATCAGCCTGCCCGCCGAGGCTGAACCAGACGATCCGCTTGGGCGCGCGATAGGTGAGGCGCTATGTCCAGCCCGGTTTGATGGCGCTGCGCTCGAAGATTTCAGGCGCACACTGGGCCGCGACTATCACGCGCTATATCAGCAACAACCGCAAGCGCGCGAAGGCGGCATGTTCAAAGAGATATGGCTGCCGCTGGTCGATGCGGTGCCGGTGCAGGCGCAACGTGTGCGCTGGTGGGATAAAGGCGCGACGGTGGGCGACGGCGATCCGACTGCCGGCGTGCTCGTGGCGTATGCAGGCGGCATCACGTATATCGAGGATGTGGTGCGCGGCCAATGGGCAGCGGGCGAACGGGATGCGATCATTCGGCGCACGGCAGAAAAAGACGCAGAGGCATTCGGGCCGGTCACATATTGGGGCGAACAGGAACCAGGCGCGAGTGGCAAGGATGCAGCCGCCGCATTCGTCAAACTCCTGGCCGGTTTTCCGGTCTACACCGAACCGACCACGGGCAGCAAAGAGACGGCCTGTGATCCGTTGGCATCACAGGCTGAGGCGGGGAACGTGCGAGTGAAGCGCGCCGCCTGGTCATCGGCTTTCATCGCCGAGGCATGTGATTTCCCGTCGGGCAAGCACGATGACCAGATCGAATCGGCGGCACGTGCATTTAATAAACTTGCGCGCTATCCGGCGCCGGCGTCAGGGACGAACATCGAAGCGCGCCAGATTCATGCACCCAAGCCGCGTAGTGGGTGGCAGAGAGGATAAGCGGCATGAAGAAAGTCAAATTAACTGTTAAAAAAGAAGATTCCGATGTGTTCGTTGTGTATGCCCAGGTAAGTGTTGAAAAAAAGGACTTCGATGAAATCGCCGTACGTGCTAAATATGAGAATGATGAACATTCTCGTCATGGCGATCAGTTCAAATGGATTATCAGTGAAACCAAACTTGTATATATTGAAGTGTCATCCAACGATCCGATATTGTCTGTACAATTGATATGAAAGCAAACAATATGCCAGCAAAACGTAAACCGACAACCGTCACCCGCGCCTATCTCACTCGCACCGTCAAGTCTCTGCGCCGCGAGATGGACACTCTGCGCACCGACGCAGAGAAGCGCATCAAGGCCGCGTACTGGTCAGGCATGAACGATGGCGAGGACGAGCCGCCGCAGACTTTCGGCGGCAAGCCGATCAGGCATGGCTATCGCGCTCGTATCACGATCCGTGACGAAACGCAGACCAGCCAGGAAGCCGCGATTGAGCGCAGCTATCGGCAGTACGCGACGAACCCTCTCGCCTATGCCATAGCGAACACACGAACTGACTACATTTGGGGTGATGGGCCAGTCATCACCGCAGAGAACGAGGAAGTGCAGGCTATCCTCGATGCGCATTGGTATGACGACACGAATGCCTGGGAAGAGAAGGGAGCGCAGCGCGTGCGCGACCTGGGCCTGTATGGCGAGTTGTTCATCGAGGTATTTGTGCGCTGGGATGGACTCGTTGGCGACGGCGCAGTCAAGCTCGGCGCAATCGATCCGGCTGAGGTCGATCAGATCGTGACGGATGCCGATAACCGCGAGGAGATTGTCGCGGTTCGGCTAAAGGCGGTGGCGAACGAACCGCAGCAGCGCGGGCGATTGCTCAAGGTCATCTGCATTGACCCTGGGACAGGTCGATTGCATGGCGTGAAATCGACGACCTTCGCAGTCAATCGCGGTCACGAGGCAGGAGACGTAATTAAGCGATCGCGGCGGCGGTGGCGTGTGACCAAAGCCAATCAGCAGACAGAAAGGTTTAGCTCAGGATGGGAGAATGTGCGCGCGATTGAGACCTGTTACGGGCGCGCCTGGCGCGTGAGTGAAGCGCATGGCGGAATCATGTATCAAGATCACATCGGCGCTGAAGTCGAAGGCATGCCATACGACGGACAATGTTTCATTGTGCAAGTGAATAAAACGAGCATCGGCATGAGAGGCCGGCCTGATGGACTAGCACTGATTGATTGGCTAGATCGCACCGATCAACTTTTCTTTGACATCCTCGAACATTCTGCGCTTCTGAAAGACATCGTGTGGGATTTGCAGGTCAATAGCTCAGACATCAAAGAGATTGACAAGCAAGTAAAAGAGTTCCGCTTATCCAGTGGGCAAGCGGGGCGTGTATTCGGGCACAATGAATCTGTAGTGTTGACTGAGCGCAACCCAGACTTGAAGGCCGCCGATTGGCAATCACTGTACGATACGATTCTAAATTTCCTTGCCGGTGGCGCACGCCTGCCGGTCTATATGCTTGGCAGTGGTGGCGATGCGAA